GGTGAGCAGCTGCGCGAGCGCTACGGGCGCGGCGAGGCTACCCGTGAGGATCTCCGCGAGCACTACGGCAAGCGGCTCTATTGGGCCGAGTGGACCGGGACCATCGAGATCCGAGGGAAGATCCTGGAGGGGATCGCCTTCTACTCCCCGCGCGATTCTGACCTGATCGATGCGATCAAGGCTATCGATTGGAAGGTCCGTAAGTGGAACGGTGGACGTTGCCGGTGGGAGGTCGTCGGTGCGGGCCTGGCCGAGGTCCCCGCGATCCTGGACCGGTTCGAGTTCGCGATCCGTGACGCCGACCGGGCCAAGGTCGACGAGGGGATCGAGCGCGCCGACCGAGCTTCGCGCAAGGCCCAGGCCGAGGCCCCCGACAACGTCCAGATCGAGAAGGGCAAGATCGTCCTGCGCACCCCCTACGATCCTGCTGCGGTCGAGGCGATGCGCCAGATCCCTGGACGACGTTGGGATGGTCAGCGCAAGGTCAACACCTGCCCGCTGGACGCCATGGCGTCCGACGCGGTGCTCGCCCTGGCCGAGCGGTACAGCTGGACAATGTCCGACTCCACCCGCGCCAGGCTGGACGCCCAGGGCGAGGAGGCGAAGGCGCGGATCGCGGCTAGCAGCGCGGCGAGCGCGGATCTGGACGTGCAGGGGGTGGCCGAGGGATTGGCTCCCTACCCGTTCCAGGCTGCCGGGATCGCCTACTGCCTCGACGCCAAGCGGGCGATCCTCGGGGATGATACCGGACTCGGGAAAACCCCTCAGTCGATCCTGGTCCCGCACGTGGCGGACGCGTTCCCCGCGTTGATCATCTGTCCGAAGGCGACGAAGCATCACTTCGCGAACGAAGTGCGCCGCTGGCTCCCGTCGCGATCCGTGAGGATTCTCAACGGGGGTAAGATCTCGGGTGACGATGCGTATCGCGCTGACTACCTCGTGATCAATTACGATGTGCTCACGAAGCACCTGGACAAGCTCCTCACGATCCCGTTCCAGACCATCATCCTCGACGAGTCGCACTATATCAAGAGCCGTAAGGCCCAACGGTCGAAGGCTGTTATCGAGCTGGGGAGGCTGCCGTCGGTCGTGTACAAGCTCGCGCTGACTGCTACCCCGATCCTCAATCGTCCGGTCGAGTTGGTCAACCAGCTGTCGTTCCTGGATCGCCTGGACGATCTCGGTGGATTCTGGGGTTTCGTCAAGACGTACTGCGATGCCAAGAAGATCAACGGGTATTGGGATATGAAAGGGGCGAGCAACCTGGACAATCTCGCGGCGCACCTGCGATCCAAGTGCATGGTCAGGCGCGAGAAAAAAGACGTGGCGAAAGAACTCCCCGCCCTTCAGCGTACCGAGATCCCGGTCGAGCTGGATCGTATCGAGGTGTATCGTCGCGGCCTGGAGGATCTGATCGGGTGGATGGCGGCGAAGCGCGGAGACGCGAGTACATCGCGTTCCGAATACACGGCCGAGGCTCTGGTACGGATCGAGGGGCTGAAGCAGATCGTCGTGGCCCACAAGATCCAATCGTGCATCGAGTGGATCAAGTCGTTCCTGGAAGGGTCCGACGAGAAGATCGTCGTGTTCGCCCACCATCGGGACGTGCAGGATCGTCTGCATGCCGCGTTGGCGTGTGCATGCCCGGCCAAGATCCGAGGGGGAGATTCCGACTCCACCCGCGCAGCGGAGGTCAAGCGGTTCCAGGACGATCCCTCGTGCCGCGTTATGGTGGCGTCGATTCAGGCTGCCGGTACCGGACTCGACGGATTGCAGCAGGCGGCGAGCAACGTGGCGTTCGTCGAATTTCCGTGGAATTCCGCTACGTTGTATCAGGCTGAATCGCGGTGTCACCGACTTGGTACGGACGCCGATTCTGTCAACTCCTACTGGCTGTACGCCGAGGGGACGTTCGATTCGGATCTGATCGGTTTGATCAAGGAAAAGGAGCAGATCCTCGACGCAATCAACCAGGGTATCGAGGTCGAGGGATCGGTCAACATCGTCGAGTTCTTCGAGCGTCTGCTCGACCCGGACGACGACGTGGACCACACGGACCGGTTGGAGTACTCGGAGTACTGCGATTACATTCGGGAACGATAGGAGGGGACGATGAGTGGAGAATACGCGTGGAAGAAGGTGCTCGACTTCAAAAATGGTCATCGGTTCTTCGTTGCCACCACGGGCGCGCACGAGTCCCGGATCGCTGTTGCTGACCGGTCGGGTAAATACCCTCACACGACCGAGGACGACGTTCTCTGGATCGATCACACACGAGCCGTCAAGATCAGCGACCATGCGTCGGTTCCCGTTCTCGACCTCGAAGGCAAGGAATTTCGTATCGGGATGTACGTCGAGGACGCATTGACCGTCGCGGATGAGTTCGGTTTGGAGGTCGAGGCGGGCGAGCGCGAGCTGCGTATCGCTCGTATGCTCGTCGGAGGGCGCGCGTAATGGGTACCCCGTTGTGTCGGGAGCAGTTGGAGCAGATGATCCAGATGGTGATAGAGGATCGCCACCCGCTGCCCGAGGTCATGATGCCTCTCGTGGAACGCACGTGGAGCGCGATCCAGGAGCGAGAGATCACAGATACAATGCTGGAGCGGATCGTCAGTGTCTTGCTCTGGTGGGAGGACGAGGAGGGTCACGTACGATGAGAGCGAAAAAGACAATCACGCGTGTAGAGGATCTGGCGGCCGAGGTCGAGTTTCCCTCGACGTACGATCATCCGTTCGCGCAGATGAAGAGCTTGCTCCGTCACGTGTTGCGCGAGAATCTGCCCGACGAGTATCGTAAGCTGCGATACCACGGAGACGAATCCGATCCCGAGAAGCGGCAGTTCTTAGTCGAGACCCGATTCTTCGTCGAGATCATGCCCGGTCAATGGGCCGAGCTGGAGACGTCGTTCCCTCTCGATCCCCGGCGCGAGCTGTCTCCTCAGATCACGTCGATACGTGACAAGATCCATGCGATCAAGTTGGCGTACTCTGAGATCCACGTCCTTGATGATCTCGACGAGGACGAAAAGGTCGAGCGGTGGAGGGACAAACGCGCGCAGCGATTCGAGCGCGGGCTGTCCCTGTACACGACTGGTATCGACTCTGGGAAATCCGGTTAGAGGCGTACCGTAAACGTCTCCACGCGTTGACTCCTTGCGCGTGTGTTGCCTCCATGCGGGATTAGTCACCCCGCACCCGACCCCCGGCGTGTTCTCGGTCGCGCCGGGGGTCACTTTTTCTATATAGACGAACGTCGAGTCCAGGATGGGCGGTCGGACCCTGCGAGAGGCCTCAGGATGGCCGGAGAACCGGCGCGAGTGTCCGGGTAGGCTCGGCTATAGGGTCGAGCCTCAACGGCTGCTGACGGGCGTCCTGGTGACTCTCAGGGCTATCTACCAGGCTCACCCCCAGCCCAGGGCGGCCGAGGGGTCGAGCCGGGCGGCGCGGGCTGCGCCGGTATAAGGTAAGGTGACTTGTCCGGGGGCGGGTACGCGTGCAGCCTGGTGGGGTTGAGATCCTACGTGCGCGGGTGGCGTGAGGGTGGCGTGGACGTCTTGATTGTCGGGGGAGTTGTCTAGGCGTCGGAATCGAGGATACCCAACGGCACGATCTCGATCCCGTTGGGGTCGTCGTGGTCGAGGTAGGCGGCGGAGCACGTGCCGTCTCCGTGTACCACTACCCGCACGGGCGACTCGCTCTCGGAGATCTCATCCCAGGTGACGTCTGTTTCGTCCTTGTAGTACTCCTGCAAGCGCTTTTCTAGCAACCATTCGTCGGATTGGAAATTGCCCCTGGACATCTCCCGTGCGAGGCTTTCTATCATTTCGTAATTCATCTTTTCCATAACTCGTTGCCCTCCGTGGGTTGCGCCGGGCAGTTCCCGACTAGTCTCTGATAGTATAGCAGGGCGGCGGCCCGGCTGTCAAGCATTTTTTGACACCCCCGGCAATTTTCTGCAAGTGCTCGGAATTGCAGGGCTTTTGCCGAATGCCTCTGAGAGCCGCTAGGCGGCGATTTAACCGGGGTCGGGCTTCAGGGTAGGCCAGGGTATAGGCCAATCCCCTCTCGGCCACTCTCGGCCGTTCTGGGGCCTCTCAGGGCTATCAGGGGCGAGCAGCCGGGGCGCGTGGGTCGGTTGGTGTCCCCTGGCCTGCTTAGGTCTCTACGGGTGCGCGGGTGGCGTGGACGTCTTGATTGTCGGGGGAGTTGTCTAGGCGTGGAGGATCACGGTCTCGCCGCTGGGGGTCTCGTAAGTCTCATAGTCCGATTCGAGATCCCGTGCGAACCGATCCAGGTCGATGTAGTGCACGATGAACTCGGGGATATCCCCTATGTCGTCGAGGAAATCCGCCGCGTAGTCGCGGAAACAGTTGACGATACCGACGAACCGGTCCCGGATCGCGCTTTCGACCGCATCGAGATCAACGTAGTAGCCGTTAGCGGCCATGACCCCCACCACGTCATTGCGCCCGTTGATCTCGGGCATGCGGCAGATCTCGACGAATTTCTCGATCTCTTCGAGATCGTCGTCGGGGTTTTCCCAGCCGCCGAATCCATCCGACGCGACGATCTTCCACGAGTCGCCGCCGACGGATTCCATCATCTCGTTGATCTCGTCGAGGATCATGTCCGCGACGTCGTTGACTTCGCAGTCGATCCAACCCGTGAACTCGTCGGAGAAGGGGACGATCTCGTCGCCTTTCTTGATCTGAACACGGATCATGGGGTCTTCGTCCAGGCTGATCGTACGCATCACTGTACCTCGTTTCCCAGATATTGTTGGACGTACCCGTCTTCGTTGAGCACGATCCAGTTGCCAAGCTCGTCGCATGCCACGACGAGGCATGGGAGATCTCCGCCCTCGCGCAGCCAAAGCCCCACTCCGGGGCGCTCGACGGCGGGCGCGGTGTTGGTCGCGGGGGCGACGATACGGGGCTGCCCGTCGTGCCAGCTGACCAGGCTGTAGTCTCGCGGATCGAGCGCGGCGAGGAAATCGAACACGAGATCGCACGCCTCGGAATCCGAGAGATTATCGAAGAGGCAGTCGCGGGGGCGATCCTCGCGGCGGGATCTGGTCTCCGCGACTGCACGCCGGATCACATCGGGGGTGGGGCTAAGCACCGCTCTTCTCCTTTCGGATCGCGGATCGCGCGAGGTCGAACAGCTCCTCGATGGTGACTTCGGTTCCCTCGTCGAACTCCTCCTTGTAGCAGTCGAAGTCACGCCCGACGTACCCGCATTCTTCGCACCGACGGATCACGCCGCTACCTCCTCGTCCATGTCCTCGGGGAAGATCGCGTCCTCTTCGAGGGAGAACGGGCGAGCGGGGATCGTGGAGTCCGCGCCCAGGCGGACAAGCTCCCCGTCGCGATCCTCGTTCGAGAGGTCCATCGCGATCATGTTGAATACGACGCGATCCTTGTCGTGGAATCCCGTGCGCGGCGACATACGCGGGTCGCATACGAGAACCTCGATCCCGTCGAAGAGTACGACGTCTCCGTCGCGCAACGTGTCGGCTTTCTTCGTCTCGAACTGTACCATGTTGCCCTCCATGGGTTGCGGCGCAATGCGCCTAGTCTCTGATAGTATAGCAGGGCGGCGGCCCGGCTGTCAAGCAAAAAGTGACACCCCCTGCAAAAAGGCAGAAAGCTCAGCGATTCCGGGGGCTTGGGCGGGCTTATCCGTGAGGGGCCGTGTGCGGCGATTTAACCGGGGTCGGGCCTCAGGGTAGGCCAGGCTATAGGCCAACCCCCTATCGGCCGTTCTAGGCCCGCTCCCGGTCCTTCCAGGGCTATCAGGGCAGGCCCCGGCCGGGGCGCGTGGGGTGGGTTGCCGTCCTCGGCGGCCTGCTTCGGTCTCTACAGGCGCACGGGTGGCGCGCACGTACGCACGTGGTCAGTAGGTAGGGGTTTGTCAGTCGCGCACGGGTGGCGCGGGTGGACGTCTCGATTGTCGGGAGGAGTACGGACTAGGCGGGGCAGCACTCGCGGGCGCAGAGGGGAACGTTATTCTTGATCCAGGTCTTCAGGCGTTCGAAGTGATCCGACCGTCGCTGGTTGACGTGGGAATTGGCCGTTTCCCGCGCCTCTTCGAGGAGATACCCTCCGTCGGGTTCGTCGGTCAAGAATCCCCAACAGGAATCGAGGTGTTCACCCTTTTCGTCCTCAATCACGAATCCGTACGACTCCCCGCGAAGGTAGAGATCGTACTCGCTGATCGTGGTGAGGATGAAATCGCGTGCCCACTCCTTGTCTTTCTTGGTTGCGATCTTGTGGCCGCGCTGGCGCATCAGCTTATCCCGCTCGATGAATGCGATCCCGACCATCCCGGCGTCCCAGGGACAGTTGAACGGGTACGATCCGTTCGAACACGACATGGAGATCCCCGAGTGCTCGTACAGGTACAAGGGGAGCGCGACGGCGCGAGTCTTGCGGATGTACTCCCAAACCTCGTCGGGATCGCGGAATCCGTGATTCTCGGTCCCGAGATCGTATCGAGAGTGGAAGCAAACCACCGTGACGAGATCCGAGTAGCAGTCGAAATCTCGGAGAGGGTTAGGCGCGTCGAGAGGATCGTGCTCGATGCGGATCGTCAAGCCTTTGTACTCTTCCTCGTGAATCGTGTAGTCCATTTTAGCCCTCCTGTTCGATAACGTGCTCGGTACCTTCGTCTTTCTTGCGCGCGGACTCCGCACCCGTGTTGCGCCGGGGGTCCGCGCAGATGCACACCCCGAGTCCGTACGTGTATGCCCACGGACCCGGAACCATCGGACCCTCGAAGACCTGCCGGGCCTCGCGTCCGGGCGGTACCAGGCCGATCCCGAACCTCTTGTCTTCGAGATTGAGCACGTGATCGGTCTTGACCCCGTAGAAATCGTCGGATGTCATTGTGATTTCGATTCTCTTCACGGTTCTACTCCTTCTCGTCGATCTCGGTGGCGAGGACGTCGGAGAGGACGTCCGCCAGGTAATCCATCGTGGATTCCGTCATGCATTCGAAGTAGTCCGCGTTGTCGGGATCTTCCTCGTCTGCGATCTCGAAAGGATTGATTGCTTCGAGGTGGAGGGTCATGCCGCCGATGAACGACGGACGGGCAGTCGCGCGGTACGTGATCCATCCGATGTACATACCGTCGTCGTTCATATGATGGAATGGTACGCTCAAGACGATCTTGTTCGCGGTCGACTCTTCGAGAATGACCGAACAACCCGCGTCGATACCGCTCCCGGACGGGAGGCACTCGCGGGCGATCTTCTCGATACGCTCCTCGTGTTTCTCCCTCCACTCGTCGTTGTTCGACCCGACACAGTTGATGCGCGCCTGGATCGAAGACGCGAGCGCTTCTACTACGGTACGTTTCATGTTGCCCTCCATGGGTTGCGGTGCGCAATGCACCTAGTCTCTGATATTATAGCACGGCCCAGCCCCCGGCTGTCAAGCATTTTCTGACACCCCTTGCGCTTTTGCTGGTTCCCTTGCGATTACGGGGGTTTAGCTGCCCTCCCCCGCTAGAGCGCTTGTGCGCCAATCTGAGCGGCCTTAGCGCCAACCCACCCCAGGGTATAGGCCAACCCCCTTTCGGCCGTTTTTGGGGCATCCTCGCGCCTCTGAGGGCTATCAGGGAGGCGAGCAGCCGGGGCGCGTGGGTCGGTTGGTGTCCCCTGGCCTGCTTAGGTCTCTACGGGTGCGCGGGTGGCGCAGGCGCGCGACGGGTGGGGGGTCAGCCCCTCATGAGGGGTGGCTCAATGCTTCTTGTGTCGAAAAGGACGGATAGACCCGTCGCAGGACGGGACGACTATATTGTTCGGGAGTAGAACGGACTAGGAGATCTTCTTGCGAAGGGGGTGGTCGTCGGAGAGATCTTCGATGGTCCTCTTGACGTGCGCTTGAAGGGTCAAGAAAGTATCGCGGTCGTCCATGCACAGTTTGTGTAGGAATCCGAAGAATACGACCGGGTAGCACGCCATGCCCCCGAGGACTCCGTCGATCTCGTGGACGGCGCGACTGGCGCGATCCCTCTTCTCGTTGTAGACGGCACGGGAGAAACTCTTGACGTGGCGCAGCAGACGCGAAGCGGCGTTGCCGGTGTAGACGTCGAAGATCGCGGAAGGTCCGTATTTCTCGTCGTCGGGGGTTGCGTCCTGCACGCGCATGATCTCGTTGACGCGGGAGCTGACGTCGTCCGCCATCCCTTGGACACGATCCTCGATGCGATCCAGCTCGAAATCCGTGACCACCTTCAGCAGAGTCTCGAACGCTTCCAGCTCCCCGAATCCTTCTTCGTCCACCCCGTACTGGACGGGATCGTGCCCGTTGTCGCGGGCGCGCTGGATCACACGCGCTTTCGCCTCTTCGGGGGATTCGATCAGATGGATCGGGTTGGCCTCGTCCTGGCAGGTGAAGATCCGTAGGAGCTTCTCGACGTTGAGGGCGAATTCGAGCGGTTCCCCGTACGTGGACACGTGGGCGGGATTGACCACGCGGAGGGTTCTGTAGACTTCGCCTTTGGACTCGTCGGAGAGGGGATCGCGTACGCGGATCTCGGTGACTACGCGATTCTCGTCTTCTTTGATCGAAAAGACGTCTTCTCCGTTATCGGTCCAACCGTCGCGCCAGTAACCGAGGATGCGCGCCATCTTTTCGCCTCGCGTGTTGGTCTTCAACACGTAAAGCAGCCTCCACTCGGCTCCGAGCTTCGACTTTCTCGCGATCTTCAGTTGGGTTGCGTCTATCGTCATTGTTGCCCTCCATGGGTTGCGGCGCAATGCACCTAGTCTCTGATAGTATAGCAGCCCAGCGGCCCGGCTGTCAAGCAAAAAGCGACACCCCCGGCAGAAAGTGCGAAAGCCTTGCGATTCCGGCAGCTTAACCCTGCTTAGCCCTCAGAGGCCGTGTGCGCCATTCTGACGGCCTCTAGCGCCGATGCATGCCAGGGCCTACCCCTACCCCTTTCGGGCCGCTCCTACCCCCTTAGCGGGCCTCTCAGGGCTATCAGAGCGGGCCGCCGCTGCCTGCGATGGCGTCCAGGAAGGACAGACGGCCCGAGAACCGCCCTTATAGACGTTGGACGGGGTAAGACGTGGGTAGACGTACAAAGCGGTTAGAAAGGCGTCTAGCGCGTCTGTACGCGTGCGGCTAGGTGGTAGGGGTTGAGGGTCTCGCACGGGTGGCGTGCGGGTGATACGTCTTGATTGTCGGGGTGTGGGTCTAACTAGGGGCGAAAGGTGTAGACGTGACCACCCGTGGTCATACGTCCCACGAAGTTGTCACGATCCGGTGCGGGGACCGACACATACGGTCGACGGTCGGGATCATCTGCGCGAGCGCAGATGTAACGCTTCTCGATCCCCGATCCGTGCTCGCGGATAATCAGGTGCGGCACCCCGTCGATATCAACACGGTACCGGAGCGAGGGGAGAACGCGCAGGACGCGCGCACCCTCGATCTTCTCGCGGGCGACGTAGGCAAAGGCGTCGTCCGCATGTTTGAAGACGTTTTCGGGGTCCAGGGTACCGTCAGGAAGTAGGATCACGTGCGGCGCCGCCGCCCGCGCTCGCTCGGTTTTCTTGCGTTTCTCTCGCCACCCCACAGTTGCACATTGGCCTTTTCTTTCCTTTCGGCGGATAAACCTACTAATTACTTCTTTTCTGGTATGTACATTATTTCTGTTAGTTCTTCACCGCATCGAGTACACCACAGTCCCCATACTTCAGGACTTGACGGCTCGTCTTCCCAGCCACTTATGACATGAGCTTCTTCGGCGCCAGCATAATACATGATCTTACGCACAGATCCATGGCCATTATAGTCCCAAAAGGTACTGTTGCCACAACTCTTACAGGCTCCACTATGACTCATTTCTTTGTCCTTTCGGCGCAAATAACAGCCTACTAATATACTTCTATTAGCTAGACTTCATCTACAATAGAAGGATATGTAATTGGCAAGAACTCTGCAGTATCAGGCAGTTCTCCCCTAAACCTTATACTAAATCTCCCCTCTCGCGATGGCGTCATTGACGATCTTGACAGCCTTGCGCTCGTCGAAGGTCGCGAAGGGGCGATCCGAGCGTTCGAAGCTGTCGACGATTGCGCGGGCCGACGCGAGGGACATTTCCGCCGAGGCGGGCGCGGGATCGGGCTTGTGGCGGTCGACGTGGAGGTATATCCAGCGATCCAGGTTGTCACCGAAAACGTCGTCAGCCGGTTCGGGCGCGGGGGTCGGATCGGGGTCGGCGTCGATGGGGATCTCGGTGTACTCCAGGGCGGCCGTCATCTCGAACAACCCGAAGCGGAATCCCTCACGGAGAAGGTCGAGCTTGACGTGTGCGCGAGCGCCCCTCAGTGCGAGTTCGCGGCTGCTGTACTCGTCAACGAGGCGAATCCACGTATCGTTGACATCGAGAACGACGAGTTTGAAAACGGGGGTAGACATCAGCTGGCCTCCTTGATGGTCATGCGGTCGACGGCGCGACGGAAGGTCTTCGGGCGAACGATCCCGATGGGCATCCCGAAGACGTTGACGACGGAACGGATCGCGCCGTTCTTGAACAATCGGATTCGCATCAGCTCGACGAACGGGATCGACTGATTGTGATACTTCCCGTTGGCGTCTTTCTCCCAGAACCCGCAGAAGATCATCGTCTTCTTGTCGTGGCAGACGCGGAAGGGGATCGACAACGCCGCGAGGGTATCGTTGATCCGTTTCTTCGTCGTGTTGGATTCCCACCCGCCCGAATCGAGCTGTACGTCGATGGGGTTGCCTTCGTCGTCGAGGGAGATCCGAACTACCTCGGTCTGGTGGTACGTGACCGCGATCATCATCGCCGGGACGACGGGTGCGACGTTGGGTGTCCGTGGGTCCGCCGCACGAGCTACGACCGTCGTAGCCCGGGGGTAGGGTCCGAGTGCGTCCTTGATCTTGTCCGTCAGCGCTTTGATCTTTTCGCTTACAGTCGTCATGGCTACTTGTCTCCTTCGTCGCGGGCGGGGCAGTCTTGGGTCAACGCGGCGAGGGCGAGGAGCATACCCGTCTGGTTATTGCTCGCCTTGGCCTCTTCGAGACGCGCCGTCGCGCGCTCGCGCTCTTCCTTCGTGATGGCGTGCCTGATCAGACAGTGACATTGTTTCTTCATTGTTGCCCTCCGTGGTTGCGCCGGGTGGTCCCCAGCTGGTCTATGATAGTATAGCATGCGGCGGGCTGCCGGGTCAAGCAAAAAGTGACACCCCCTGCATTTTGCCTGAAAGCCTAGCAATTCCCAGGGCTTAACTCCGAATGCCTCTGAGAGCCGCTAGGCGGCGATTTAACCGGGGTCGGGCCTCAGGGTAGGCCAGGCTATAGGCCGACCCCCTCTCGGCCACTCTCGGCCGTTCTGGGGCCTCTCAGGGCTATCAGGGAGGCGAGCAGCCGGGGCGCGTGGGTCGGTTGGTGTCCCCTGGCCCTATAGACGTTAGAGGGACCAGCTGGGAGTGTTCGAGCGCGAGCGCGCGACGGGTGGGGGTCAGCCCCTCATGAGGGGTGGAGGTGCTTCTATTGTCGATGTACTAACGCGGGGTTAGACGGGTTAGGCCGCGCAGGGGTGGCGTGCGGGTGGTACGGCTTGATTGTCGAGGGGGTTTCTACCAAGCGGGATCGAGGTTTTCGACGAGGAAGCTATCGAGGAGACGACGGGCGTACGACTTGAGGAAGATACGCCCGTAATCGTTGCCTTCCATGTAGTCGACGCTGGTGTGGAGATCGCGCAGAACGACCCGGCGGAGGGGTTTGATACACGCGTGGGTCTTGATCATCCCGTGGACGCGTCGGTTGAAGCGTCGGAAGTCTTCGACACTCCCGAAGACCTCGACGATGAACTCCGGATCGTGCGGGTCGACGTGGGAGGGGTCGTCACAGCCCAT